CATGACAGCCAAGTGCGTCGGCTGCGGGCTCGACTGGAACGTCAGCATCTACCAGAAGATCCCCCGCACCGGCTACATCTGCCCGCACTGTGAGAGCCGGCTCCGCGCCGGCGAGACCCTGCCGAACATTCAGGCCAGCCAGAAGGCTCGGCCAGAGAGAACGAAAGGAGCAACCCCATGAAAAAGATCGCACTCAAGAACGCCGCCCGCGGCACGGCCTTCGACTACGCCGGCCAGAGCTGGATCCTGCTGGAGAATGACCCCGCCGGCCGGACGCTCTGCCTGAGCAAGGGCATCACCGAGGCCCGCGCCTTCGACGAAGGCAACTGCAACAACTTCGCCGTCGCCAGCAGCAACAAGTACCTGAACGGCCCCTACCTCGACAATCTGGTCGACGCCTGCAACGGCGCCAACGCCTTCCTCGAGAGTGAGCTCGACCTGACCACCGACGACGGCCTGAAGGACTACGGCACCTGCACCGTCACCATCTTCCTGCTGACGGTCGACCAGTACCGGCGCAACCGCGACGTCATCCCCAACGCAGACGACTGGTGGTGGCTGTCCACCGCCTTCAGCACGAAGTCTAACGGCTACGAGTCACTCGCCCGCCGCGTCGGCTCCGATGGCGCGCTGAACTGGAGCTACGCCTACCGCGGCAGCTACGGCCTGCGCCCCGCTTGTTATCTGGACTCCGATCTCCTGATCTCCGTCGGGGACGACGAAGCCGCCGACGACGTCACGCCGGAGCACGCCGGCGAGATCATCGCGGCGCTGGCTGAGCAGTTCGGCGGCACCTTCGCCACCGAGGATCAACTGACCACGGCCCTCTCATTTATGCTCGGCACCCTGAGAGCCACCCGCGAGAAGGAGGCCAAGCATGAGTAACCTCTCCACCCTGTTCGACCGCTACAAGGCCCTCGTCGTGTTTGACACCGAGACCAGCGGCCTCGACTTCGACAACGACCAGATCATCGAGCTCGCCGCCCTGCGCGTAGAGCGCACGGCCACCGGCGGCCTGCGGATCGCCGGCAAGATGGACACCTTCATCAAGCTGCCCGAGGGCGAGACCCTCCCGGAGAACATCGTCAGCCTGACCGGCATCACCGACGACCGGCTCCAGACCGAGGGCGTGCAGCCGGCCAAGGCGGCCAGCCAGATCGCCAAGCTCATGCAGAACGGCCCGACCCTGATGATCGCCCACAACGCGCAGTTTGACGCCTGTTTCCTCCGTGGCCTGCTCCGCGGCCAGAAGGTCGGCCGGATCGACTGGCTGGACAGCCTGACGGTCTACAAAGACCGTAGGGCCTACCCGCACAAGCTCGCCAACGCGATCATCGCCTACGACCTCACCGGCAAGGTGCAGAACAGCCACCGCGCCATCGACGACGTGCTGGCCCTGTTCGAGGTGCTGAAGGCGATGGACGACGAGCGCGAGGATCTCGGCAGCTACGTCAACCTGTTCGGCTACAACCCCAAGTACGGCGTCAGCGGCCGCCGGATCGTGGGCGTCAGATACGAGCCGCAGAGCTTCAGCAAGGGCCTGACCCGCCCGGAGCAGACGCTCCCGGCCCGCGTGGCACGGAGGTGACAGCATGAGCCCGGAGATCACGATCACGAGCGAGGAGCTGCGCGAGCGCGTCGAGGATCACCTCGACCGCTGGATCCCTGACGACGTCTGGAACCGTGCCGAGCCCTACGCCCGCCACAAAAACGAAGTAAACCGGCGGCGGCATCCCGAGATCGACTACTACGACAACGACTACCTCGTGCTGCTGACCGCTGACACCGTCCGAGAGACCGAGTTCAGCGACCTCACTCACGCCCTCTGTGGTCTGACCGTCGCACGGGCTCAGTGAAAGGAGAAGCCAATGGAAACCACAAAAGAAAGGGCCGCCCGTTGCGACCGGGCGACCCATGCGAGAAGATCCAGCAGCCTGCCAGCATACGGATCCCGCACCGCAAGTATAACACGCCGGCGCCGTCGTGCCAAGAGGAAAGCCCTGAGAGCTGCCACGCTGGCCGCTGCCGTCCTTCTGCTGGGCGGCATCTCCGTGGCGATCTTCACCACCCCGGCCGGCAGCAAGCAGGAGGTCGACATCCTGCCGCCGACCAGCACCGTCGGCGCATACATCCCGGACACCCCCGCCCCGGCCGCTGAGACCGTGGAGCCGACCGAGCCCGCCGTGCGCTACCCCCTGACCGACGCCGAGCGCGACGTCGTCGAGCGCGTGGTCATGGCCGAGGCCGGCGGGGAGTCCTTCGAGGGCCAGATGCTCGTCGCTCAGTGCATCCTCAACGCAGCCGAGAAGCGCGGCGTCGAGCCCTCTGAGGCCGTCGTCCTTTACAGCTACACCAAGAGCCGACCGGATCCCACGCAGCGCGTCAAGGACGCCGTCGCGGCCGTGTTCGACCGAGGCGAGACCGTCGTGGACGAGCCGATCCTCTACTTCTACAACCCCGCCCTCGTGACCAGCGACTTCCACGAGAGCCAGATCTTCGTCATCGAGGAAGGCGGGCACCGTTTCTTTACAGAAAGGAGTACCAGATGAAACACCTCACCGAAATGAAGCCGGGCGAGACCCTGCACCTCCGCAGCGGCCGCGACCTCGAGCTCGAGAGCGTCACCCCTGTCACCTGCGGCGTGATGCTCACCTTCAACGTCACCGAGAGAAAGGAGCACAACAATGAGCGATAAGACCACCGCGGCCCTCGCTGCCGAGCAGGCAGACGCCGAGGCCACCACCCCGCAGGAGCCCGAGCTGCTGCCTGCTGCCACGCTGGACGAGCTGGAGCAGGTCGACCTCGGCACCGTCGCAGAGGGCGAGCGCGCCCCGTTCCGCATCACCGACGACCGCTGTGCCGACTGGGCCATCCGCAAGATCGCCGACGAGCGCAGCGAGTACGACCGTCTGAAGGCTCTGGCCGACGAGCAGATCGCGGCCATCAACGAGAAAGTCGCCGCCGCCCGCAAACGCATGGAGAACGGCACCTCGTACCTCACGAGCTGTCTGGCCGACTTCTTCGCCACCGTCCCCCACAAGGAGACCAAGACGACGGAGAAGTACCGCCTCCTCTCCGGCACCCTGACCTTCAAGAAGGGCACCACCAAGACCAAACTCGACGAGGCCAAGCTGGTGCCGTGGCTCAAGGCCAACGGCTACGGCGAGCTCGTGAAGGTCGAGGAGTCGACCCGCTGGGCCGACCTGAAGAAGCTGCTCAGCTACACCGGCGACATCGCAACCCTGACCGAGACCGGCGAGATCGTGGAGGGCGTCACCGTCTACGAGACCCCGGGCATCTTCACGGTCGACGTGTAAGGAGGCACCGACATGGCAGAAACCAAGAAAACCGAGGCGGCCGCTGCTGCGGCCCCTCCTGAAGCCGCCTGCCTGACACTCCGGCAGAAGCTCGTCGAAATGCGGAAAGCCTGCCCGGAGATCGTCAAGAAGCAGCACAGCGATGGCGTCAGCTACAAGTACGCTAAGATCTACGACGTGTGGGAGAAGATCACCCCCATAATGAACGAGCTCGGCGTCGACTTCGACGTCATCAGCGAGCAGGCCACCCGCCACGCCGAGAACGGCGACCCGGTCTACTGGATCACCATGCAGACCAAGACCCGCAACGGCGACAAGCTCATGTTCCTCTACGAGGCCGACCTGACAATCCGCTGGCTGAACCTCGACAACGACGACGAGACCATCGAGGCCACCGTCCACGCCGTCGGCTGGAACGATGATCCCGCCAAGGCCAAGGGCGCGGCCCACACCTACGCCCTGAAATACTACCTTTTCGAGAAGTTCACCGTCGACCAAGGCGAGGACGACCCCGACAACAGTGACTTCGGCGCACAGGGCAAAGGATCCGGCGCTGGAGGCCGCCAGCAGGCCGCACAGGGCCGTCAGGGGCAGAGCTCCGGCCGCCTGAGCGACGCGCAGCTCGCACGCCTCTACAAGAAGGCAGAGGCCGCAGGAATGACCAAGGAGCGCACCAACGCCCGGATCGTGGAGAAGTACAAAAAGCAGGATCCGGCCACCCTGACCCGCCAAGAGTACGACGAGATCTGCACGTCCCTCGACAATGCGGCCGCACAGCATAACCAGCAAGGAGGAAACGCCTAATGTATAACCACACCGGCCTCCAAGGCCGTCTAACCGCCGACCCCGAGCTCAGGTACACGCAGCAGGGCACGGCGATCACCAGCTTCACCCTCGCCAGCGACACCGGCCGCAAGACCAAGGACGGCAAGAAGATCACCAACTTCATCGAGTGCGTCGCATGGCGCGCACAGGCCGAGTTCGTCTGCAAGTACCTGAGCAAGGGCCGCCTCGTCCTCGTCGAGGGCGAGCTCACGAGCCGCAGCTACGAGGACAAGGACGGCAACCGC